GCGGGCGTGGGGTCCGGGTAACCCCTACTGCGATTGAATTCCCCCAAAGCCAGGAGAAAATTGTTGATGTCTACGCCAACTGTGTCAACGTCGTCGAGGCGAGACAAATCATACACGTTCTTGTTGTGACGGTATGCTTTCTCGGCTTTTAATTGGTTCCTCTCGGATGGCTTGGGGAGCCCAGCCATCCACGCCTCATAATGGAGGCAGACCAAATCCGTGATCGGATTGATTCTCGCCACTCTGTCTTTCGTTGTTGCGTTCACCGAAAGCCAGAGAGCTTCTTGGAGGTCGTCCTTGCACCAGACGTCCCTCGGGTCTCGAACGAAACACGTTCCTTTGACCCCCGTGAGAGGACACCAGCGGTACCCCTCCCATGTGCACACAAATATGCCCCTCAAGAAGGACCGTGTGTGAATTGTGCCCAACCAAGGGTGTGGGCTGGATTCCGTCAGGCTGGTTTCCCACTCGGTCATCAGGCCGTGCATCTTCGCTCTGGCGTCGAACATTTCCAGAAATTTCCCTGCAAAAATGACGTTGAGTGGCCCGTCATAATTCCTCATCACGTGGAAACAGTGTATCCAAATGGGTATCTGCATGAGTATCGCGTCAAAGGACGTCGTGGGTCTCCCGGTGTCCGTGCACGGTCGTTGCCTAAACACGTGTCGAACCTTGGCCCCGTTCACGAACTCCACAAACTCGCGTGGCGCGTCCGCCCTTTCCTCCATTCCAGCAATGCCTTCTTGAGTCATCCCAAATTTCTTGAAATACCACCTGTGCTTCCTCTGGTGGACAGGACCGCACGTCAAATCGCAGCTCTTCAGGTCGTAAGCGCACACCCAGTATCCATCTTCCATGACAAAGACGGCGTAATTGTCGTCGCCGTGTATGGCCACGTGGATGCCCCTCTCACCTATCACGGTGTTGATCCAGTCATTGAGGTTAAACTGAGTGGGATCCATCGCTGTGTAAATGGAACACTTCCCGAACTTGGTCTGCCAAACCATGCGCGTCTTGAATTGTTGTTTGAAAACCAGAATCCATGCCATCGCCCACAATCCGACTTCGTCCATTGGAAACAGAGGGCGCATCTTCATCCAACGGCCGGATGCTGTCAACTTCCATTGCAATTTCTCGTCGGTCTTGACCTGCATGGTGACGAGGGCAACCTGAATCGGCCCCCCTTTGCGCAGCTTTGCTATCCGTTTGCGATAGTTCTCCTTCTTGCCGGCACTGAACTCACACGTGTCCACGTACGCCTCCAACTCGTCAAGCGAGAGCGGCTGGACGGGCTGGATCCATTCCTTCGTGTAATGCACCATCCTGTCATAATCCTCTTGGATAACTTCCTCGACCTCCGGTGGGGGGTTGACATTGAACCTGTCCGCCACCACTCCCAACACCGCCGCCAAATCGGACACTGGTTTCCCAAACGCATCCGTGCAGTTGCTGCTGATAAGCGCGACCGAGCCGCCCGTGCTGTAAGGCTCGCGCAAACGGCCGGCCAACTCCTCGGCCGACAGGACGTACTGCCCCATCGACTCCGTGGTCACATTGCTCACGTTCTCAGGAAAAACCAACACAAAGTCCTCAGAGGCTGCCAGGTTCTCTATTTCCACGGGATCCTGGGGACCACATTCAAGAATGAGGTACTCGTCCAGCACACTGGAAAGCTCTGACTTGCACTTGAGTTGCCACACGTTCTTGAGATGAACTCCAAAATTGAACATGAAGTGCACCCCCCAGGCGATGGGCAAGGGCAGAAGAGTGAGCACGAAATGAGCCAGCCCTCTCAGAATCACGCTCAAGAGCATTTTCCTGACTTCTAGGCCCTCCGACCCCAACCACGCGTCGTCAATGGCTTCAACCAATGTGATGAAAGCTGTGAAGATGTGGAAAGGCACAACCTTCTTGACGAGCTCCTCCGCAAAACACGTGACGGCTATGCGGATGGCCTCAACGAAAACGCCACAGAGCCGGTCGATGATGGGATGCTGACGTAACCATTCCCCCACTGTGCGCAAACGTTTACCGCCCCCCAATTCTTTCCTGAACCTGTTGAAGACAGCATTCACGGTTCCGGACACCTTTCCTTTCAAACCAAGCGCCTTCTTCGTGAGGCCCACCACGGATGACAACAAATCCAACTTCTTTCCCTTGGAAAAGCAGGATGCCAGCCAATCCCACACGCGTTTGATTCCCGACCAAACACTGGCACTCAGTTCTTTGACAATCCTGAGACCCAGCAGCACGGCTTCCAACCATGACTGCTTGTCCGCAATGTGACTGACTGCGGCTGCAAGGCCATCAGACATCGGGACAATTTCCTGTATGCGGCTCGCTGCCGCCCTTTCCGCCACACCCACATAACCGGAACCACGTGGCACAACGACATCCATATCCCAAGGATGCTCC